GGCACGCCATGTTCGGATAGCGCTCGTTGCCACTGAAGGTTCTCGCCGACGACCTGGAGCGGTACACCTCGAAAGGATGCGTCCAGCAAGGTTTCTGCCCAGCTCATCGGCCGCGCCTCATTTGGATATCGGTACGTCGCTCGACCTCGGCCTGGATCATGTTGGAGTCCATGCGTAGTTCGATGACCAAGGGTTGGTCAAGCAGCCGTTGCAGGCGCGCTGCCGCTGCTGGAGTTTCTGCCCCTGCGTTGACGGCACGATTAGCGATACCTGACGCCCACTGATTGGCGCCGTCGATTAGCAGGCCTGCGGCTGTCATCCCGGTCTGCTGGTGCGCCAGGCGTTGGGCTTGAGACGACAACCAGTCCGAAGTCTGGTTTGGGTTCTGCCCGGCTAGGTCGAGACGATTGCGATAGAAGGCCGTTTGATAGGTGCGTTCGCCGTCGTTAATCAGCTTGTTGCGGGACACCATCGCTAAGCGGTCCGCATCGCTGTTCTGCCCAGTGGAACCGCCCAACTGAGAAAACTCATAGCCCAAAACCAAGGGACCGATTTTCGGCACGGGAGGAAGGTTAAATCCACCTCGGCCTCTTTTTCCTCCCCCCACATTTATATCTGGAAGTCCAGCCCCACCCAGCGCCATGCCACCCGGCCAGTTTGTAACGAACACAGAGGTAACACCTGTTGCTTCTTCTAGAACCTTGCCCACTGCGATGTTCTTCAAAGTCTCCGGGCCACCCATGAACTTATTCAGCAAAGCCCCTGCGCCAGATTTTGCACCGCGAGCGGCATAGTAACCACCGACACCTAGAGCAGCACCACCGGCCAGCATTTGCGCGCCAGACAAGTTCAGGTCGTCCAGCAGGTAGGAGCCCATATCGGCAAGGCCCTTATTCAAAGGCGTTGCCATACGATCCATAGCTTCGGCCAGTGTCGCCTTCATGCGTGCGGCAGTACCACTTGCGCTTTCAGTGTTTTCTTTCAAGTCTTTGCTGTAAATGGGCTCAGCGTTACCCAGCGTTTTAGCACCTGACTTTAAGTCATCCAGTCGGTCGCCAGTTAGCATACTGCGCCAGCCACGCACGGTGTCCTGGTCCATACCCTTGAAAACAACGCCCATGAACTTGGCGCGTTGCTCATCGTTTTTCATCGCTTCATATTTACGCTTTATTTCGCCGAAAACCTCTTCCGGGTTACGTGAACTTTTATCTTTGTTATAAAAATTAACGCCAGTTACTTTGGCGACTTGATCTCTGTATTGCTTATTGCTGAATACGCGCAACGTTGACTCGGCTAACGTTCCAAGCCTATCGGGTTGTAATTCAACCTTGGAAAGCGATTCCGTGAATGCCAAGGCTTGCTCGATTGACATACCCGCTGCCGCTGCGGCCCCTCCGATTTTTGGAAACAAGTCAGACAAGTTTTCGAGCTCAGCATTACCAAGCCTTCCAGCAACTGTCATCTTTTGGAGCAGATCAAGCGCGGCACCTTCTTTATTCAAGTTAATGTTGAAGGCGCCGGATGCAGCAACAACTGCTTTGCCTAAGATTGCAGGGTTTGCGCCAGTAATAGCATTAGCCTGACCGATGGCATCGCCAGTTTTCTTCGCCGCGTCGTAGTTTACGCCAGATGCAATTAGCGTATTAAATCCGGTATCTACGTCTGCACGACTGGCACCGTAAGTTTTAGCGATTCGCCAGCCTTCTGTGTGCCACTCGTCTTTTTCCTCGTTGGTCATTCCCGCCGTCTGTTTGGTACGGATCAGTACCCGCTCTAGTTCGGAGTTGGCTTTTAACCCAGCGACTACTCCAACTCCAACACCTAACCCCGCCAGTCGCCCTTGCATGCTGCCGCCCAGTCCTTTGATGCGGTCAAACTCCTGGCGCACGCCCATCGCGATTGTTTTCAAGGTGCGCAGACTACGACCGCTGTTCTGCGCCATGCGCCGGAAAGATGCCTCTGTCTTGTCGACGCTCTGACGCAAAGGCTGCACGCCTTGCCGGTCGGTACTTTGCAACTCTGTTTTCGCATCGCGAGCGGCCTTGCGAGCAGCGTTGGCCATGTCCTTTAGTTCGGCAGTGGTCTTGCTGACCTCGATGCGCGTGCCGGAACCGGCCCTGGCTGTTTCACGCATGGCGCTACGGATGACTTTGTAACTGTTGGCCCCGACCTGGCCGACCTTGCTAATGGCCGATGAGGCTTTCCAGCTTTCATCGGCCAAGGATTTGGCGCCTTCCTTACCCGCTTTGCGTAGGTCACGATTGATCTGCTCGATCTCCCGCCGACTGTTGCCTGCATGGGCCTGGAAACGAAGCGCGACGCGCAGATCGGACATGAACAACTCCCAGTAACGGTCTTACAGGAACAGGAAAGGCCCGGTATCGAGCCTATTCTTTGGGTTTTGGCAGCGGTTTGCGCTGACGCTGACTGACATAGCGGGTGCCTTTGACCTTGCCGATGATCAGATCAATACGCGAATCGATCTCGGCTCTGGTCATCTGGCGCAGCTCTTCTAACCGGTAGCCGTGGCGGACGAAGGCGTGTTCGATTCGTCGCCAGTCGGCGTTGCCGCGCTCGGCGGCGCGAGCTTTTTTTCCAGCTCAGCATCGGCATCGGCAATAATGGCCAGGTCGCTTTCGGTCAATTCTCCCAGGAGCAACTCAGTAGTCAGCGCCTCAGCAGGGATCTCGCCCAGGGACAACAACTGACGGCGATAGACCTCCAGGGTAACCAGTTGAAATGGCGCACCAGGATGCAGCTCCTGCGCGGCGACCAAATCACCGGCAACAGGCACACGCAAGGTGAAGGTCTTGTGACGCAGGCCGGAGTAATACACGCCCATCTGGAGTTCGCGGGTGATGCTCAGGCCTTCCCAGCGCTTGCTTGAATGCTCAGTCATTGCATTACTCCGTGTAATAGTTCAGCGCGGCGATGGTCAGATCGCGGGTGGCTTCACCTTCGACCTGGTACTTGCTACCCATTTCCATCAGGGAGCAGCCGGTCCATGTCTGGCGCTTGCTTCCTCCGTCCTGCGGATAGATGGTCAGCTTCGCATCCATCAGCGCGCGCCAATCCGGCTCGCCGGTTTTCGGGATGGGTACCGCGATTTTCAGCTCGTGCTCTTCAATGCCCTTTGCCGTGCCAGAAGGTCGACCGGTACGGTTCATGGTCTTGACGACTTTGCGCCCAGTCTTGAGGCTCGGCTCAACGCTAGTCACCTCATAGTCGGTGCCGTTGATCTCCAGGACGATCTGCCCTACGTAGTTATCAGCCATCTAAGTTCACCTTTTACAAAAGCAAGTCGATGCGACCGGCGAACACATGCAGGCCGTTGACGACATCGGTGGGAATGGTTGCGTTGAGGCGGCTTACGTCTTGGGCCGAACGCTCGACCACCAGTCCGGCCGCGTTGGCTTCAACCTCTTCGACGATCTCCAGCTCTTCCAGCTTGAGCAGTACGTCCATCAGTTCGCCGCGCACAGCTTCAGGGGTTTTCTTGGAGAGCTTGGAACGCGGGAAGCGAAGGCGGATACGGTCACGACAGGCCGTGCGCACGTAATACAGAGTGCGGATGGTAGTCAGATCCAGCAGCGACACATCCGTGGCACCGGCCGCAGACTTGGTATAGGTGGTCACTGCACGGACGATCTGGATGACATCACCGGCGGCGACCTCCAGCGGCGTGACGCCATTGGCCAGGGCGGTCTCTTGCTCCGTGCGACCGAGGCGCTGTGTGACTGGCGGCACCTTGATGCCGGTCAGTACAAGTGTGTTCAGCGGCCGGGCCGGATCTTCTTCCGAGGCGATCATTGCGGCATAAGCAGCGGCGACCTGACGCGCAGTCGATGGAGTACCTGGCAGTACTGCCAAGCTGATCGCGCCGGAGTTGATCGACGTGGCCAAGGTGGTCGCAGCCGACAAGGTTCCGGTCAACGCCGCCACACCGATGATGCCTTGTTGTTCCATCGAGCTGGTGTATGTCTGGATGTGCGTGCGAAGTGCGGTGAGCGCGACCTGGCTGAACCAGGCAGGCACCAGAATGTTGAAACCACCCATGGCCGTCGAGTCCAACGCGGGCTTGATGTCGGGCTCTGCATCACCTTCAACCACCACACCCACAGCCGAGACCGAGGCATACCGATAGGCGGTGATGAATGCATCAGCCATTTCCTCAGCAACGGTCCCGCCGAATAATGCCTTTGCCTCTGCCGCGCTATAGAACGGTGTCGGCACATTGGCTGCTACCGTCGCACCTTCGCCCAGGGGAACGATCAGGCAGACGTTCTGCTTGTTGGTTGGCAATGTCCGTACCGCTAGGCTGGTATTGAACTCCATGTAAACGCCCGGCTTGCGAATCGAAGCCGGGATGGTGTCAAAGGAAATGCTCATTCGGCGGATTCCTGTGCGGGTTGTTTGGCACTGCCGCGTGTATTTTCAGCGGCCAGCAGTTCACCCGTCGCCACCCGGCGCCGGTAGTAAGAGGTGTCCGGCACGTCGACCGCCTTGGCATCTTCGATGTACTTGTACGGATCTTCTTCCGTGGGCACCCGATGACCAGGTGCGGCTTTAACGCGCATTACACGTTCCTCAATTCGATGTTGTCGGTGGCCACCGGCACGGTGTTATCCGATGGGGTGTGGTATTCCATGGACATGCTCAGGAAGTCAGGCCAGTTTGGCTCTGGGATCATCCAGTCAAGATCAATGGCGAACGACTGACCCAACACCGACAGGTGTTGAGCCTGAAACTTGCCATTGACCAGGTTGTTAAACTCCGTGGGCCTGACCATGGCGCCGTCGGTTTGGTGCTGCCAGTTGGTGAGCAGCGCCAGGCTCTCGCCCCACAGCCAATAGCTGCCAGGGTCGCTAGCCTTGGGGGTGTTCCTGCGCTCGCTGCCAGCCGAAACGACCAGGCGGAATACCAGTTCAGCCGAGTAACGACGGTTAGATCGGGGCTTGAAACTGATCTTGGGCGTGGTAATCAAGATCGAAGGCCCGCCAGCGATCAGACCGGCCATCAGGTCTGGATCGCTTAGCTCGCCGCCGTAGGTCTCCAGGCGAAGGCGCGGAACAGCTTTTTTCAGCTCGGCAAGCCGTGCCAACACCGCATCTTCCAATTCGCCGAGCATCACAACGGCCCCAAGCTATTGCGCGAGAACAGCCGAGGCTGATGGGCAATTTTCAACCCGGAGTCACCCGCCTCAGATGCACCACGTGCTTCATCCTCAGTCGCCAGCTTTTCCAGGCGCTTGATGATGTCGCGATAACGTAGGCGCATGGTTGACTCTTCAACGGCCGTGCCCTGCAGGTGATACCGGGCCAACTCAGGCAGGTCATCCGTGACCCATTCCGGCGCATCGATACCAACCTTGCGAAAGCGCAAGTAGAACGATACCTCGCTACGAGCGCGGCTGACTGCATCAGCAATCCTGGCCAACGCGTCGACGGCTGTTTCCACCTCTTCGGGGGACCATCCGTCGAGAGGTTTCCCCTCGGCAGCGGCCAACAGCAGGTCCGATTCGATGGGGTTGCGCGGCGGTTTGACGGCCAACACGGTGATTTCTTCCTCACCAAATCGGTGCATCAGTTGAGCCGCACTCGGTAGCGAGATGTTCACTCTTTACCTGCCTTGGCCTTGCCAGGCTTAGTGGGCGGCTTGGCTGCGGCTGTCTTCGTTGCCTCATGCGCCTGATCTTCGAGAAGGGCTTCTTCCCAGAGCGAATCAAGTTCGAGGTCTGCCGCTGCTTGCGCCTTGGCTACCCCACGTGCTCGGTCTTCCAGGAGGGCATCGTCCCAAAGTAAATCAAGGCTGCCTGCATCCGAGGCGCCGGGCAGAAGCACTCCATCACCCAGAGTCGGAGAGTCTGCTTTAAACGTCTGCGACTGAGCGTTTTGTGCGGTGTTGGACGCTTCCGGTAGCGCGGCGGACGACGTGAGTGCATTGCGTTGCTCCAGTCCCAGGCCAGTATCTTGCTCATAGATGGCAAGAAACAATTGAGGTTCTTTGAACAGTTCCTCCCATTGCTCATCCGTGAAGTCGTCCTGTTGCCAGGTGGTCGGCTGATCGGAGTGAGCAACGCCGCAGCGACGGAAGCCATTACGCTTGGCTGTAATAACAATGACAGTCGTCATGACGCCCCCCTTACGCTTCGCCAGTGGAGCCGAAAGCCAGTTGCCAGAAGCCATAACCACCAGCTGCCCGCGCTTCTGCCCCGAACTTGAATTTTTTGCGGCTGAAGACATCATCAGCTTCGGGATCGGTCTGCTGGACAAAGACCGGCGCTTTACGCTCCTGATAGATGAAGGGGCGAACGGGCTTGCTGGTGTCTAAGAGGAACCAGGCCGTGTCGGAGGTGATGCGACCCGAGACAACCAGCTCGGCAGTGCCCTTGTAAAGGTTGACCTTGCCGTCTTCCAGACGATCAGCAGTCAACAAAGCCTTGGCGGTGTCTTCCAGACCAGGACCGACCAGGAGGATTGTTGGGCGCACATCCAATGGGCGGCCATCATCGTCCTTGAACTTGCCCATGGCCGTACGTGCTGCGCCGTAACTTGCCTTAGCGGCTGCCTGGGTTGCGATGGAAAGTGCCGCCGTGCCCTTGTTGCTGACGCTTCCATTGCCGACGATATGGTCAGTATCGAAGAAATATTGACCGTCGTAGCACAGGTTGCCAAAGGCACCGTTCACCAGCTCGTATACGATTTCGTCCGGCAACTGCTTGGCCGAGAAGCCTGCCATCTGCGCTTGGGGCGCGTAGATGCCCAACTGATCGTCTTCGATGTGGTTACGGTCAACTTCGACAGTCGCTTCAAAGTCTTCGTTTTCCACGGTGTAGCTGAACGCTTTGAGGTTTTTAACGTGCTTCGCGCCAACCCAACGGCGCATCTTCGGAAACGCCGATAGCCAGGCATACATGTTGCTGCCAGTGGTGCTTGGCACCTTCATGGCGATCTTTTCCCAGGAGCTGGGTGCAGACCCAAAGGCGTTATTGAAAAGGGTTTTCAGAGCAACGAAAGCTGCCTGAATAGAGGACTTGTTAACCAACATGCGCAATGCGCTCCTATATATAGAGGGAGTTACTCAACCCACACGCCGTTGGTATCAATACCAACGATGCGTCCAGCGGCGGATCGGGTGCCGCCTGCGTCAGCAGCAGCTACGGTTTCGTCATCGACGATATAGGCTGGCTTGAACAGGTGCGCCTGGGTGATGGTGCCGTCGTTGGCCCAGAGAAACGCCTTGCCATGGCGGATCTCGGCTTGGGCAGCACCAGCGGCGCCGCCTCGGTTGTCTACTGATGCCTCGAAACGGCCTAGGTAGGACAGGCCCAGAGCGGTTGAACCAGGTGCAGCAAAGCCAGTTGCGGTAGCGACAGCCAGAGACCCCGCGAAGATGCGGACGTTAGCGGTGACAGGAACCACCAGGATTTCGGTGTCCTTCATAGGCGTATTGCGATCTTGAGTCAGCGGCACGGGTTAAACCTCGCTCTGCTTGGTTTTGGCGAACTCGGCCGGATCAAGCCCAAACTGCACGCACATGGCTTGCTCTTCGGAGTTGAGGGCGGTAGAGGTTTCCTTGGGCTTGCGCTCACCCAAGCTGGTCGGGTCCGCAACGATTGGTGCGGCATCGACGAAAGCCTTGAAGCGCGTCAGACCGGCTTCGTCCTGGCACATGGCGCGGTGGTAGTCGACGGTGGCCGGGGTGATCTTCCCGGCTTGGGTAGCCTGGGTAATGACCGCGTCCACTGCCTTGGTATGTTCGGCCGCTTTGTGAGTAGTAAGGGCCTGCTCGGCATTCAATGCTCGGGATTCCAGCGCGTTATAGTCAGCGCGAGGCACGAACCGCTCCAGGTTGCCCGCCTCGCTGTTGAGCGCCTGGCTGGTGGCATTGAGTTTTGCGGTGGTGGCGGTGAAGACTTGTTCAGCGGTCGCCGTGTCAGGCAGACCGAGCAGCTTTAAAAGCTCTGGTGAGGGTTTCACAGGGACGTTCTCCATTTGCTCTTGGTTGAGTGCTGTCATTACGAGATTGGGTATGTTGGTGAGGGCTGCGCTGACCATGCGGACAATGCGTTTGGTCTCATCGTCGTAATCGAAGACGGGGGAAAGGAAGCGGTACTCTTTGCCCTCAACCTGGAGTCCGCCACGTGGCGTCCAGTCGACCTGGCCCCATAACGCGCCGTCGCGGATTTCCAACTGTTTGATCCAAGCACTTGCGGGTGCTTCTTCCCCCTTGGGGGCACGGCGCTGGGTGGCATGCTCCCAATCGATAGGCAGATCGATTGCCCGGCTGGAGAAATTGGTCTGCACAAACTGATGCGCTGTATCGTCGAACAGCCATGCGCGGCCATCACGGCCGACGACAGAGGGACCGGCGGGAATAAGTTCTACCCACTCGGGCGCTTTCCCATCGGAAAGCTCGACGGAGCTGTAGATTTCTGAGTTAACGGCGAGTTGAGTTTTCATGCCGCCAGTCTGTGAGACTTGGCGAAGTTGGTGAGTATCAGCGGGGTTTAAGAATTTGCGCCTTGGGAAGGCGGCGAAGGGGTAGTCGGTGAATCCATTCTATACACAGCGAGTGGACCGAAGGGATCTCGCGAAGACGGAGTGAATAGGGCTACAACTAAATCTAACGCAGGTCTAACGCTGTTCAGCCACCCCGCACGCGGCGGATGTACCCGCAAGGCTAGATCAGCGCGCCTGTGGGATTCTGCACCGTTACTCTTTTATTGGCTCCATAAGGTAGTCCTGGATGATCGTGAGTATCTCGATATCGTCGTCTGATGATAGGCCTAGGTAGGGTCTTGCCTTGATCTCGGAGTCATGCGCACCACGAGTAACCCACTGCGCAAAGTTGGATTTGCTCTTCTTCACAAAGCGGTTGCCCACCGATCCATCTTTACCCTGACGGAAGTAGACCTGCTGTGACCTGGCCGCATGCTCGACCTTACCACCGAGCTGGTGAATGGCACCGTATGGTCGGTCAGTGCCGAAAGACAGCTCATTGCGACTGACGTTGTGGCGCAATGTGTCCTGTAGCGTACCCTTGGCGCGCAGGATGCGACCTCCCTTCTTACGTGCCAGGGTTGAGGGGGCAAGTGGAGCCCAGGGCGAACCGTCTGGAGCGACCTGCTGGCGAAAGCGGTCATCAGTGGATTGGTGCAGGTATTCCGCAATGTCATTGAGCGGCGTTGTCAGGTCGCCCAGTCGCTCAAACAGATCATCGAGGGCCTTGCCGACTGGACTTGTATCGACGGAAACCTCAAGCATTGAACCGGCCATGTCGTCCTCCCTATTCGGTACGTCGGTAAAGCAGGACGCCTAGGCGCAATGCCTCGAGGTACTGCTCGCTGTCATCCACAAACCCGGTGACGCCAGTCCAGCCATCTGCGCCCTGGTCGAATACAGCAACAGCGGGATCTGCCTTTCCCTTGACCTGGACGTGTGCCAGGTATCGACGGCGCAACACCGCTTTGCCCTGGTCTGGCTGCCATTCCAAGCGCACCCAGATCTCATCAGGAGCCTTAATGGCTTCAGCTAAGAGAGGCAACTCGCGAGCCTTGACCTGTTGGGCCAACGCTATTGCACCGGTTTTGGCATCGCTGAACATCTCCCGCCCGATGACCAGGGCATCACCCGTCACGTCTCGGAACACCGCTGGTTCGGCGTCGGTGGCGCCGAACTCGCCCAGGAACTGGGTCACCGCTTTAGGGGTGGAGGCTTTGGCTGGGAGCAGACGCTTTGCCGGGATCTGCCGAGGCTGCGGCAAAGGTCCGCTTGGTTGCCGGTTGGGCAAACCGGTTGTCGGTGCCGGAGCTGCTGATGGTGCTGGAATCAGATCATGGGTGCGCAGCTGGGGCACGGAGTTGGCCAAGCGTGATTGACCAGGTGCATATTCAAAGCCTGGATCGATCCCCTTGGGCACTCGCACGGTACGTGGACCACCAGAGCTGTTCTTGCCGATTACCCGATCTTCCCACTCAGTGGCCGGTGCTGGACCAATCGTCAGCCCTTGGCGCTCAACGTCCCTGGCCGAGAGCATGAACTTTTTGCACTTGCAGCCCCAACCGTTTTGCGGGGTATGAGTTGCCCACCAAGGGTCATCGAGCGGCAACGTGATGCCGTTCCAGGACAGGTGCATAGGCCGTGGGTGCGCACTGTCGCCATGACGGTAAACCGCGTAGGGGCGGCGCTTGCGCAACTCCGGGTGGGCCATCTGAGCTTCGCGGCCAGCGTTGTAAGACTGGCGCAGGTTGGTTTCCCAGATGACATTGGTGCGCCAACCGCGCTCGCCCTGGTACTGCCACCCGTGTTTACCGACGACCTGGTCAAAGTCTTTGCGGAACTGTTCCAGGGTGGCGCCGCTGGCGATGGACTTCTCTACGGCACCCCGCAGGTCGGTCAGCAGATCCCGTTTCGCAGCACCCGCCACCACGAAAGCATAGTCGTGTTCGATCTGTTCCTTGAATGGTAGAGAGCCGTGTGAGACTGCCATGTCTACAGGCCTCTCAGAATGTCATCGCGGCCAGCCAGGCTGGCGGCGGTCAGACCATCGGCAATGGCATCCGCCAGTTGGCTGGTGGTCATTGCTGGATAGGCTTCGATCAGCCGATCTCGGAACTCTTCCAAGCTGCTGACGGTGTCGAGCAGCTCCTTGATCTGCTCGACCATGTCATCCATATAGACCCCCACAGTCCGCTCAAGCGTCCGCACCTGGTTATCCACGATGTCTGGCATTACCACCGGTTTGGCTGGCAATTGCTCGCTGTTGATCGCCTGTGCAAGAACAGGAGTGGCAACGGGCGGCGGGCCGCCCAGCAGCTCGGCGCCCTTGGCTGGAGCCGGGATATTGAGCTTGTCACGGATTACCGACTGCTCGACCTTCAACCCCAGCGGCACGAGCTTTTCGAGCGCCTCGATCAAGATCTTGGTGTTTTCTGGCTCTGGCACATCAAGAATAAGACGCGGATACGGACGACCAGGTGCAAAGTTCAGATCGCACCAAGGCCTCACAAAGTAGCGGTTCAGCGTATTGGATTCGGCCTTCGCATCGGCTTGCAGCAGATCCAGGCGAACTTCATTGTGGATCGTAGCCTGGGCCTGGCTGGAGCCGTCGTCGGTGGACATGGTCTGGCCGACCACGGCTTTGCTGACCTGTTTATCCCACCACTCGGCCAAGCCCTTGAAGAAGTCCCCCGCACCGGCCACGTTCGCAGCTTGGGTGAAGTCGATCTTCATGCTGTCCGGTATTACCGCCGCCGCATCGCTGCCGAGGTTGGCCACCGCCGACATCAAGGTATTAATGTCGTCTTTGCTGGCACCTGGGCCGTATCGCCCCACGCGCATGGGCATACCGAAGATATCGGCAAAGCCCATCCAATCCTTCCAGGTCCAGGCCTTGCACATGTAGCCAACGGCTGCCAGGCGCGCCAGGCCGCCCCGGATCGGCAGGCCCGAACGGATGCGAGGCAGGTGGACAATAAACTTGTACGGGGCCAATGCGACGCCATTGAGCATGTCGGCTTCATCCAGGAGTCGCAGCTCCCGGCCGGTCTCTCGGTCAAACTGGAAAAACCGCTGGTCCCGTGGCTCAAAGCGCGACGGGTTCCAGGTCTTTCCACTGCGGTCCCACATGATTTCTGAGACGGCATAGCCCTTGCCCATGGCATCCGTCAGGTCGGCTTGTAGTTCGCCAAACTCTGGAGAGTCCACTATTTCCTTGAGTTGATCTGCACGGCGCACATCTTCGGCATCGTCGCTGGCAGCTTCGACACGAATAGCCAAGCCCGCAATAGCCAGCTTGCGGGTGCCTAATACCGAAGCGTAATGCAGGTCCCGCTCTTCCATTTCCTCGGCGAGGGTCAGGTAGTCATGGGCTGTGCCTTCGGCGGCCGCCTGCAAGATGGATGCAAGTCGACCAGGCGTAAGGCCGCTGGCCACTGACTGGTGCCAAACCTGGCGTATGCCGGTGGTGTGGGCAGCGGCCAGCTCTTCGGTGAGTTTGTCGTACTGGATCGGGCGACCGTACTGGTCGACGATTTTGGATTCAGCCATTACCAAATGCCTTTTTTGGAGCGCCAACCGGCGCCGATCTGGATCTCGCGATCATGCTGGGATGCGGGCTGGACTCGGTGATATTCGATGATCTCGACGTCCTGGCGGGACGCGTAGTCGGCCAGGACGGCGGCGATACCTGCGTCACCGTGGCGCTTGGGTCCGGCTTTTTCGCCCTTTTCGTTGGTCCGTTTTTCAGGGATGCGGGCTACGCCCTTGACCATGCGGAAAGCCCGAACGTCACTGACCACGTCTTTGTCGGCGGGGATGTCGTAGAAGGTGTCGTCTTCCAGGGCTGCCTTGAACGGTGGCATGTTGTCCCGATACCAGCCCTCGGTGAGCATCACCCGCTCAATGCGGTTGAAGCCGAACTCGACCGCAGTGTCTTCTGACAGTTGCGAGCCGTTACCCCTGGCGTCATCGGCGCCTTTGAGGAAGTTGGGTAAGCGACGAATAATGTAGAACTTAATCTGAAGTTGTTGCTTGAACGGGACGTTACGCAGCTCGACCACAAAGGGCGTGCGCTTGCGCAGGTTCTGTTCTTTGAGCAACGGCCAGAAAACCGAGAGGTCGCCGGAGCGGCCGAAGTCCATGCCATAGAAGCTCTGAACGTCCAGGGGAATCGCCGAAAGCAGCGGGAGCAAATGCTCTTCGCACCACTCCAGAGACTCGGCCAGGCGCAAGTGTTCGGCGATGGTTTCGTAACCCTGCGGGTATGCCAGGCGCAGTACCGGCACGTCACGGTTACTGCGCTGCTCAACCAGGGCCATGCTGAGGAAGGCACCGCCACCCTGGGATGGTACGCAGTCCAGCTCCTCGTCGGCTGCATCGCCGTAGAAACCGTAAACGCCATTCACCCAGGCGATTTCATCCTCAAGTCTGTACTCAATACCTTTACGAAGGCAGACACGCTTGTACAGACCATCGGCAACGGCTTCACCGAAAGTGCAGCGGAACACTTCGCCATTGCGCTTGCCAGCCCGGATTTCGTTGACTAGGTCGTTAAAGGCGTTCTCCGTGCCGTCGTGGGTGCTGATCACATGGACTTCACCGCCCCAGATCAACAGAGCCATGGCCGCTTTCAGCAGCTCGGCCAAGTCCGCATGGAACGCGGCTTCGTCGATCACGACAACGCCCTGACGACCCCGCAGGTTGGACGGTCGGCTGGTCAGCGCGACGATGCGGTGGCCGCTGGGAAACACGATGGTGTAGGTCTTGATGTGTTTGTCGGGGTCGCTATCGGGCCAAATGCCTTCTTCTATTTGCTCGGCCGCGTAGTTGTAGGCCCGCGCCCACATGGCGCAGGCCTGGATATATTCCACGGTCATGTCCTGGTTGTAGCCCAAGTAATAGACAGTTTGACCGCCCGCCGATTTTTCGGACGCGGCTACCAGAACGTTGTCTGCCGCCTCGGCCCATGTGAGACCGATACGCCTGGATTTCTCGCCAACCTTGAGCGGGGCGCGTATACCGATCCACTCCTTCTGATAGTCGAGTAAGACTGCTGGGGCAAGCAACGTGGCGGTGCTGTCCAGGACGAGGGGCAGACTCACGATGCCATCCCCAGGATCTCGCGCCGGATTTCATCGGAGGTCGCCTGTGTCAGGCCTCCTTTCTTGGCGATCTTATCAACGCGCGCCGCCGCCGTTTCGACCTTCTCCTTCCACTCCGCCTGCCATTTCTTCTGCACAACCGAGGCCTTACCCAACTCGGCCACAGCTTTGGCGACCTTCGGCAAGTCCATCTGGTCGCCATCGCTCATCAGCAGTTTGAACAGGTGTTCCTGGACAAGACGCATCAGCGCTTCGTTGACCGCGCCTTCTTCATCCGGAGCAGCAGCCACCACGGCACGGGCCTGCTCGCTGGCCATCTTCAAGGCCGAGAGTTTGGATTCGAAGTCCTGGCCATAGCGATGTAGCGCCGACTTGCTGATCGAAAAACCCTGGCTCGACAGTTCGTTGGCCAGGGCTTCGTAATCGCTGAAGTTGTTTTCGGCTAGGGCCTTGTCGAGCCAGGTCTTGACCGGCTTGGGCAGACTGGCAACCTTGCTGCGTGGGGGCATGGGGTCACCAGTACTTTTCTGGTCGGGCAACGCCTGGATTGCAGGCGATGGTGTATTCCGCAATGTCGACCCCGCAGTGGGTCAGGCCGCAGATCCACACGCCGTTGGGCTTTTTGTCCAGCGTCACCAGACTACGGTCGGCCAGGTAGTCGAGTTCGCGGCGTAGCTCCATGGTGGTGGCATCGGGATAGATGCCCTGGATGGTGGACAACACGATAGCCTCATGAGGATCTACGGGGCGCGAGGTGTCCAGGGTCTTGATGATGTACCAGCGCAGGGATTCCCGGCGCGTTTTGGCGGCGTCGATGTTCATTACTTCAGTCCTTTTAATTGAACGGTTTCTAGCTTGAGTGCCAACGCATCAAGCTTGGCCTCGATCACGGTTTGGCCGCGCACGTAATCTTCCCGGCGCACGTAGTGCACGGGCATGTCACCCCGCAGCCGTTCAAAGGATATTTCCAGCGTGCGCAGGCGCTCACTGTCCTTGTCTGTTATTGCAAAGCGCTGATCCAGTCGGCGCTCCATTTGCATGACCATAACCTTCACAAGTCCAGCGAAGGCACCGAGGATGGTTACGGCAATACTCACCAGTTGCCACGCAGGCATTTCAATCGTCGTCATCGACGGCCTCTCTTTTCGCGATGCGTTTGGCACTGCGCGCAAAGCTGCACACCTGGTATGGCCACACGGCGTTGTTCCGGGATTGGCATATCGCAATCCTCTCCTGTGCAGAACTCGGCCGAAGGGCCGGTCAATACTTCACGTTGCGCCAAATGTGCCGCCAAGGAGGATTCGTTATGGATCGCCTCCAGGTGACTGGCAAAGTCAGTTACTTCCATTAAGTGTCCAATCGATCAGGCGGTTGAGCGAAGCCCGGCAGGAACTGTGCAGCTCGCCGTTGCGAATCTGGTTGGCGAGGACAAGCGGCTGGGTGACACCTGAGTCGAGGCTGTCAGCGGCTCCGGCTCCATCGGGCGACGTAGCAATTCCGCTGGCGGCTTGTCGGGCTTGCTGGGCAGGCACTGCGGTGCCGATTCCGTTGGCTTTATTCCACACGCGGACAAAGCCAACAGTGAACATGCCAACAGGCAAAGGCTCAGGCGCCGATTCGAGGGTGCGGCGATACAGGGTCGTGACACGGGCAATCTCTCCCTTGAGTTGGTCGGTGTTGTTGCGTAACGAATCCTTTGCGTCGGCGAGCTGGGTGGCGAGCAGATCGCCCCGATCCTGCTGGACGCGCAGATCCTCAACCGCCTGTTTGGCGGCTTTAGCTGTTGCATCGGCGATACGTTGCTGTTCCTGGGAATGTTCTAGGCGCAGCTTGGCAATAGCTGTTTCCCCTTCGCCCAAGGCCTTGGCGTAACCCTGGTCATAGCCGTCCTGCCAGTTAAGGTGCAGGCCGAACACCACGGCAGCGATGATGCCCACGTACCAGGCGGCGGGCCTGAGTAGGTCGAGCAAGCCATTCATTGGCACACCCCTTGGCCCCAGCCATCAGCAACGTAGAGGGCTTCCCAGCGCAACAGGATCAGGCGCGGGTATTGACGGTTTTCCTTGAACGCAGCAGCCGAGCGGCCGTTATTGAACCGCTCGACGGAGTTGAACCAGGTCAGCGGATCGGCACCCTTAGCCGATGCCAACTTGCGGTCTTTGATCACCCAGCCCAAACCGCCGTTATAGGCGGAAAGGATCAGCGCCCCTTGTTCGCAGGGGCCACGCGCCTGGATGCGGTTCGCCAGCCAGCGGTCATAACTGACAAGCGCCTGCATGGACCAAACCGGGTTATACGGCTCTATCTTGCCGAGAGCCTTGGGAAACAACTCGGCGAGCCAGGTGGCGGTCGAGGGCATCACCTGGCCCAAGCCTTGCGCACCGACCGGCGATTTCGCGTCGAACTTCCAGCGGCTTTCCTGGTGGATCTGTGCGGCGAAGGTGGACACCGGAGCATCCAAGCCCCACTCGGCCTGGGCGATACGGGTTAGGTCGCGACGGTAGCGCTCCGCTTGGTCCGGGATCTCTGCCTTAACCGGAGGGCTTGCAGCCATGACAACCAGCACGCCCAAGCATGCCGCAGCTATATATAGAAGAGAACGAGAGCGGCGCATGTCAGAGCCCCAGCGTCAGGCCGAGGACGCAGCCCAGCACGACCAGGGCGCGGCGGATACCTGCCATGGATTGGTCGCAGTTCGGGACCATGTCCGGCCGGGCGTACGGGAACAACGCTCGATCCAGCCAGTAGCCCAGCACGCAGCCCAGTGTGACCAGGCCGCATTTATAGAGGACGACGGGCAGCTTGGTCGGGGCGACGATGGCCAGGCAGAACAGCAAGGCGATGGTGATCAGTGCCCAGAAGGTCATACGGGGCGTGCGGGGACGCCGCTTCGGTGCGGTGGAAGTCATTGGGATACTCGCGGTGAGTGGATGGTGGCCCGCAATGCGGCCAGGTGTTGAGCGGCGACCACAGCGTTGCCGGGTACATGGACGGGTGGCCGGTACTCGGCAAAGGTCGGAGTGACGGTTCTTACAGCGGGACGCAATCTCTCCTGTTGGCGCACGTGCTGCTCGGTACGGCCGTCAGCCTGCGCGATATGCAGTTGCACCAACTCCCGCCAGTCGGCCGGAACCTTGGCCCACAGCACCGCCCGCGCAGCATCATCACCAGCGGCGAGAATGAGCTGGGCAAATTGGCGTGGCCATCGAGGCCGGGCGACTTTCGGGGGAGCGAGAGCGGAATGCATGGTGCGAACCTGCCGTTGGGGGGAACGGCGCCAGCTTCGCGTATGGGGGAGATTTGTTGAGTATCAGCGGGGTTTAAGAAAAAACCCCGCTCGGGGCGGGGCTTGAGACTTACAAGCTGCGAAGATGCTTCATGAAAGCAATATCCTCATCGGATACGCCTTCTTTCTTTCGTTCCGCTTCCCACTCTGCCTCTGTCTGCTCCTTAGCTGGCTCAGCGCGCGTCAGATCTGGGTTGGCAATCTCGGCATCACAACTGAATGAATCCTCTGCCCATGTTTTTTTTGAATAATCGATTTCATGCTGTGTTGGGGGGGTACTAAAGCAAGCGCCATTAATAAAAGACACATCAAGAAGCATCTGTCGGCAACTTGAATGAACAAACCGAGCGCTGTACTTCAGGTTGTTTGTTGGCTGCTCTTTGAGTCGGTTATTGATCACTTGCATGATGGAAGACTGTTTCGGCCAATCTTTTACCGTACAGGCCTGATGAGCCTGTACCAATAGAACATTAGCGAATTCACGATTTTCTACCGCCTCTGTGGTCGCTTGCTCAATTGATACGTCCCCCGGATCAGCGGCAAAGCAGCATCCGGTAAAACCAATGAGTATTGCCAGAGTGCTGATTGCTACTAGTCCTTTCATCAATGCATCGTCCCTTCATCATAACCAAATAGATCGGGCTCATTCTTGCGGTGCAACGCCCGTTGTCGGCGAATGATGTCATAAATTGTCTGGTTCGCAAGGTCGTACTTGCTGACCAGGTCAGGGATCGGGGTATTGTTATCCTTCCAGTCCCGATAGATCTTGGCATCCCGTAAAGCCCGCTTGAGTGCGTCTCCCCGTGGCAAGTACACCACCTTGCCGCCCATCACCGAACAAATTGCAAAGACGACATGTCGCGCCAGCTCGGCGGCTTCCACCCCAGGCTTGATCTCAACCAGAAGCTTGGCCTCGGCAATCTCCACCATTTCCCGCAAAGAGCCTTCCCAGCGGGATATAACCGTAGGGTCCTGCATATTCGCCAATACCTTCTTGGCGTCCAGTTGATCAATGTCATCTGGGAACAATTCTTCATTCATCGCTCAGGTCTCCCATGTCGGCGGGCGTCGTAGGTCAGCGCTGCAACCATTTTTTGCAGTTGGCCAGGGTCGAGCCATTCCACGCGCTCGACCTTGAACATGCGCAAGGCCATCCCGTCAGCATACGCCCAGGAGCGCTTGGCCTCGGCGAGAAAGGCCTCGATCTTGCCCACCAGTTTTTCCCTATCTGGTGCCGCAACAGGCGCTTTACGGCCTGGCTTTTTAGCAGGCGAAGACTCCCAACCCAACCGGGCGAACTCGGCCAGTACCGCGCCGGTCTGGCGTGGAGTCAGGTCTTTAGCCGAACGCACACCCGCCACGCGGCCCAACAAGGCGCGGTAGGTTTCGTCATCCAGCCCAAGGTCCTTCTTGGCGATGTGGATCTTGCTCAATTGCAGGTTACGTGTAGTCACTGCCTTACTCCTTTGATCAGTACCTGGAACGCTGCTGGGTCGGTTCGGGACAGTGCGGCGACACCATGAATGGTCATCGTGAGCGCATGGTCTGTTTCGTCGAACTTACCGGCGGCGCGGATCTGTTCCAGCTCGTTTTTGGTGCCGCTATAGACTTCCATCTTGAGCTTGCTGGCACCCATGGTCAGGCGCTTGTCGCTGTCGCGCTTACGCTGGGCACGTTTACGCTCGCGTGCCAGCCGGGTTTTGCGCTGTTTGGGTGTTTCGTCTGTCATGGGTGGCTGCTCATCAGTACCGGACAACCACGTCCGGCAGACCGCCCCAGCGTACCGGGGAGGTTTCGCTTAATGCAGGGCAAGTTGTTCCTGGCCATTCACACCGTGGTTCAGACGGACATCGCCAGCCGCGAGAACCCCGTGCATAGCGTCAGTCAGGGAGCGCACACCGTTGCCCTTGCTGGCGTTGCGGTCGCGGCAATCAAGCTTTTCCGTCTCGGCATGGTGCTTAAGCATGTACGCCGCTGTTGCCGGTGAAGGCTCATCGTTGCCAGCAAACGCCATGACCTGTCGGCGCACTGCCGATACCCAGGCGCCACAGAACACGTCGGCGCGCTTGGTCTTGGTCGCAGGCTTACAGCGCTTTAACTGGGTGCCAATGAAGTCGCGGCGAGACTGGCGGACTTGGCGCAGTAACAAGGCCATGGTGTAGCTGGCCAGCTCGGCCATTTCGCCGATAAAGCGCCATTCACCGATACCCGCCATGAACAGGACTTTGCAGGCGTAGGCCTGGGTCACGGCGCCAACCAGGTTGGCTTCCCATTGCGGCGGGGTCATCTTTGAGCCACTGCGGGCGGCACATTCGAACACCTCGGAGAGCTGAATATCTGACTCTTCCAGGCGGTACTTTTCCATCAAAGCACGGGCCTGGCGCATTGCAGTGGCAGCTTCGTGCGGGTTATCGCTGGCTGCCAGGCGCAGCAGCTTCTTGATTTTATCTAGGGCTTTGTTGTGGTCCATATCGTCAGGTCTCAGGGTTCGGGTGATACAGGTATTGTGTTTAGGGTTACGCAATTACGGCGGCTGGCACGGCCTCACGAAAGCGTGAAGGGCTCCAGTCGCATGATTCATCTGCGGGGATGTGACCGAACATCAACGTACAGCGGTTGCAAAACACGCAATCTCCGCAGGTCTTGCCTTCGGGCAAGTTCATCTGGTCAGCATTGTTTGCTGACCGTGGATATGGCGCTCGTTGCTCGCTCATGATTTTCTCCATTTATCCCTCGGCTGCTCATCAGTACCAGGCAACCACGCCTGGCAGACCGTCCCGGATGACCGGGGCGGTTTCGCTTAGTGGCGGGTTGTAGTGCCGGGTTGCCAGCGACACGCAGGAATGGCACCCAACATCTTTTCACTGGCGACCAGGTCGAACAGCTTGTTGAACATGCGCACTGCTTCGGTCTGGTGAGGTGTCCCCAAGTGGGTAGTCGGTACACCTGTCATATCGACGGCTACCGATGGCTTGCCGTTGCCTTCGCGGCGGTCTTCCAAGGTGATGGTTATCTTGGCCATAGGGCGTCCTACCGTTGAGTGTGGAAAGTGATGTGGTAATCGCGCGAAACCTGACGCACGTGCTTCTCTGTCATGTGGTGCTTACGGGCGATCCACTTAGGCGAGTTACCCATGACCGCATCGGCCATGATCAATGCCGCATGCTTATCGGCGTCCTGGAAAGAATCCTCGACCTCGACTGACACCACTGTCTCCGGGACTGCTACAGGGGCCGCAGGCGCAAACAGATGGGCATAAACCGGCGACCGCTCCGGGTTGATGGTGAACGTCGCCGGGGCGCTGCTCATCTGGTGACCGACGTGCTGGACGTTCCCGCCGCGTGCCAGAAACTCCGCAGTCAGGCGGTCGAGGTTGGCGCGCTCGATGTCGTGTTGTGGCGAATGGATTGGCAATGGGTCTTTGGCTGAGTCGTGATAGCGCTGCATGTTCAGGCCTCGTCGGCTTGCTCGAAGTGGTAGTGATAGAGCGTCAAAGAAGCGGCACCGCCGTCTTGAATCTCATCCACGCTGTCAATGGCAGCGTTAGGGCGCAGCTTTTTGATCAGCCGGTCGGCTGCCTTTTTTGCCGACTCCGCCGATGAAGCTGTGGTTTTGTAGCCTGGTGCTCTGGCGTGATATGCGCCGGTACTGAAAAAACAGCGGACGGTGACTGTCGGCATCTCATACCCCCGCAATATCAAGGCTGATAGGTTCATATTGGTCGGTGTCACCGACACGCTGATACACACGGATGTAGGACTTGGAGCCAACCACCTGACAGGCATCGCCGATAGCTTGCATGGCGCGCTGCCAGCGCTCGTCGGTGATTTCCATACGGCGCAACGCCAGGACGCGGGCTGTGCGGATGTCGCCTTTTTGGTCAGTCCGGAAGGCGTCATTTACCAGCGTGACCACTTCGGGGCGCGCTCCGGTGGTCCAGTCCCGTAGGCATTCGTCAATCAATGCGCGTGCGGCCTGGAGGCGTTCGTCGAAAGCGATGCTTTCCTGTACGGCACGCATGATCTTGAAGCGCCCGTCGAAGCTGATCAGGCTGACATTTCCCTTCTTGCCACCAATCTGGGCGCCGTACTGCTCGGCGCTTAGTTCGACAAAGGCTTCGATATCGCCGAACGCCGAGGCCTTGAACTTCGCCAGCACGTCGCTGGCGGCGCGAGCCTTTTCAACCAGACCAAGCACCAGGGCATCACGCTCCAGGTCGATAGGTTTGATCATGCTTTCCGGGATCAGCCGCTTTTGCGCGTCGACGCGGTAGCCTTCGGGAATCGTTTGTTGTTGTGTCATTACAAGGTTCCTCAGTGGAGAGTCAGTCGCGACCAGTCAGCAGGACGGGAAGCGCTAATGGGTTCGCGCCATTCCAGAGTCACGCCCTGGAACTGCACGTAGAAACGTGTGCTACCGGCCGTGCCATGGCGTTGATAGCCCTCGGTATGGCCTAGGTTGATCAGGCGCTGACCCGCTTCCGGAGTGATCACCAGGCGGTTATCAGCCGGATGAAAGCCCTGCACGCGAATACCGTGGGCCTGCAAATTGCGGGCGGCCGCGTTGAACACTCGCAAACGGTCTGCCAGCGTTGGGGTCAGGACTTTCAATTGCGTGCGGTTAATGGAGGCGAGCATGGGCGTTCTCCTGGTAGCAGCAGTCGGGGTTGATTGGGCAGTGTTGGCAGGCGCGCCAGTGCTGCATCGCCTGCGGGTTGTGGGTGGGGGCCGGTTTTTCGCGGTAGCTTTGGCACTGGTCCGTGGTGACGGTCTCGTCCAGGGCGACACACTCAATGCGGCCGAGGGTTTCCATTACGCGGCGCTCGACACCAGATGTGCTGGGTGAGCTGTAGCGGTTGGCCAGGATCAGGCTTACGGCTGTTCGGCTCATGCCTATGCGCTGGCTGGCCTTGGTTTTGTTACTGGCGGCAACTTCGGCGGCGAGCAAGCGCACAAACAGAGGTACGTCCTGGCCCCAGGCAGCAAGGTTGACCTGGTTCATTGGGTCACCGCCTGGTCAGCCTTGCGCCAAACCACCTGGTCCAAGTTCGGGTCATAGACCTGATTGAAGTCACGCTGATAGATCGGGTGCTTGGGGCCGGTATACCGCGACGGGATCAGGCAGAAGCGGGTTTTAAAACCTGCTGTACCGCCTCGACGGGTCACGTAACCCGCCTTTGCCAGGCCCGACAAATAGACATGGGCGCCAAACTCGCTGATGGATACGCCATTGACGCTGGCGGCGACTGCTGCCTCGGCGGCGGTAAACTCGCCAAGGATGCGTAATGCCCGCCAGACGTTCTCGACCCCATCGCCAAGCTTGGTAACTTTGCCGCCACGGGTTACTCGTGGCGCTTCCACACCTTCATCTTTAAGGAGTGTCCACTCGGCATCAAGGCGCGCAAGGTTGCGCACTTTGCTGACAATCCCGGCCTTTGCCATATCCCGAAAATAGGCGCGTACCGCTTGGTCGTCCTGGCCCGATTTACGTGCAACAGCGTAGGTCGTCAGCTCTTTAGAGCTGGCGTTGATCTTCCGAATGGCTTCCCAAATATGCTGGCGCGGGGGCTTGCCGCCCACCATCACTAGATCAGCTCTTGCTCTAGGCATAACTCAAGCCCTCCGCGACGGCGCTTCGCCGGTAAACCAGCCGCGAGAGCCCCAGCCTGCAAGGTCAATGCTGTCGATAGCCTGAGCTTGGGTTTCGCTGTAGACCCTGTACAGGTTGACGGCCACACGGCGAAGGCATCCGCCGACCTTGGTGCGCAGATCCTCCAGCAGGTCATCGGCAAAGCGCAGTGTTGGGTAACTGGCTTGGGTTAGAGCGCGCAAGTCATCAAGGGTGGCGCGCTGTGCAGGCACCCACTCCAGCACGCGGTTGTGCAGGCGTTCCAACTTGGCCAGGCTGCCCGGAACACCTTCTTCCCCGATCAACACGATGGTCCCTTGGCTGGCGTTGTAGATGTCGGTCAGCACGTTGGCGACAGCTTTTTCCAGCAGGTACTGCACGTCGTCGATGAGCAGCGGACGGCCACTGCGGGAAAGCTGTTCGGCAATCTGGTCAACCATCTGCGACAAGGTGCGCTCTGGCTGGATGCTCATTTCACGCAGGATCGCCAGCAGGAAAGCCTTCTTGCTCCAGGTATCGCGGCACTCCACGTAATAGGCACGGTGGTGGTTGGCGGCAAAGGCCGCGCCCACGCTTTTGCCCAGCCCGCTTGCGCCGTACATCACCACCATGCCAGGCAGGCCCGCTGGGCGGGCTTGAGTGCGGGCGATGGCGGCGGACAAGAGGCCGACATTGGTCAGGGGAACGATTTTGGTAACACTCATAATGCGACTCCTAAAGGTCTTGGGTTAAGCGCGGGCTTGGTCGGCGAACGCGAACATTTGCTGAATAGATTTGAAGTCCAGGTGTTGCGGGTAGCGGGCATGCCACTGTGTTTCCTCGGCCGTCAGCGATTCCCCGCTGGTGATGCGGGCGTCGATCTGGTGCCAGAGGCGGTAACGGGCGGTTGGATCGGTTGGTAATTCGAAGGCCGAGGCCTGTGGTGCAGCCAGTTGGGCAAAGCGCTTGGCCTCGGCAAGCTGATCTGGCGACAGGTCGTATTGGCTCGACTGTGGCGCGATGACGCGCATTTCCACGTCTTGGCCGGTGATGGTCTTGGCTTTTTTCACTAGGCGGGACAGTTGGCCGCGTTCGCGTTTCTCGCTGGCTTTTTCCAGCATGGTTTTCGGCATGGCAGGGCTGGCGTTGCCATCGAGCAACGCCTCGCCGATCAGATCACCCTCAAGGGAGTGGACCCAAACACGGCTGGCGTCACGGAAGTCATAGGCCACGCGGACCTGTTCACCGTGGAAACCGTCTAGATCTTTAAGGAAGTAGGTGCCACTGTTCCATTGCACCTGGCAACGGTGGACGGTGCGCTCGACCTGCGGACGGGTAAGGCTTTCCACGATGTTTGCATCAGCCAGCAGCGGCTCCCAGCCCTCGGCCTCGGCCGACTTCCAAGACTCCATCGGGCTCTGGTGGCGTTTGCGCATGGTCGCAAGGTCACGAAACTTCGGTAGACCACGGTGTGGGCGGCGGTTGTAGTCGTCGAGCGCCTGTTGCAGTGCAGCAAAGAACACAGAGAATTCAGGTACAACAGTCGGCGCGATGCCCAGCGCAAGCTGTTTGCGGGACAGTTTGTGCGTTTTCGTCCCTGCCTCTTTATCCATGTCGGCGCCGATGTAGCTGTCGAAGGTTTTGGCGAGCCTGACCAGGATGGTTTTGTGGGGGCGCTCAATCACGCCACGTGCCTGAGAGTTGTAAGGCAGCGAGTGAGTGATAGTGCCGCCCAGGCGGTCGTTCACTTCGTAGACGACGGCGTTGTCAAAGCCACTGCCGTTGTCGACGTAGAACACTTTGTACATGCCGCAACGACTTACGCCGTCACGTAAGGTGTCCAACGTGGCCAAGGTGGACTCGGCCAGGTTGACCGAAAAACCGACGATGCGACGTGTGCCCCAGTCAATGACCATGGTGATTTCGGGGCGGAAGATCTGCCCGGTAAGAGGGTTGATCACCTCAGCATCAAAGGTATGTCCGTCAGCGACCCACACGTCATTCGGCCAGAGCATATCGGCCTGACGACGGTTATAGG